CAGAGTGCTCGCTCACCAAGTTTGGTGGCCAAGCTGCTCGGCTCTGACGAGCACGTCATGAACATCGGTAGTGGTGACAAGTACATGCCTACTCCCAAGGGTGAGCGCAAGCTCACCAAGGAAGAGGCGTTGCATGCCATGTCCAACGAGGTCAACAACCGGGCTGCAGGCATCGTCACCGACCGGGCACGGGCCGCTGGGCGCAACGTTGGCGCTGGTGTTCCGGCCGTTGCCGTCCAGGGCGGGTCATGGACTTCCTACCGCATGGACATGGACAAGGATCCCGACCTGAAGAAGCGCGAGGCGCACATCGCTGCTCAAGCTGCCGGTCGGCCCAATGCTCCTGCTGGCCAGACGCCCAAGCCAGGCGAGAACGTTCCGCTGTTCGATGTCGATACCGGGGAGGCCACCCGCTACGCCAGCAACTGGCGGGCGCTACCGGCCAAGGCCGACCCGAAGGCTGGCCAAGGCCCGCTGTTCCCAACCAAGACGCCCGCCGATCATGCCAACGAGCATGCTGCCTCCATCGAACTGCGTGGGCGCATGGCCCAGTCGGCATCACGGGTGGCCACGGAGCAATCCGAGGCGGCTGCCCACATCTCGGCGGCGAGGGGTGGAGCACCGGCCCCCAACATCGCATCGTGGGATGCCACGGAGCGACCCGATACGAAGCGCCGTCCCTCTCGCGCTGCCGCCTCGGTGGAGTTGCGCCAGCGCAGCAAGCGCAACGATGCGATCTACGCACAGAACCCAAGGTTCGCTCGGTGATGCCTGTCGGACCACAGCGCCAGGCACCCTTGTCCAAGAGGGTGGCCAAGAAGACACCTCTCAACCCGACATCTCGGGCTACCAACCAATCGGGCATCGTCACGGACAAGAGGCCCGTCGTTGCCAACGGCAACCTGCAGCGTTCACAGTGGAACGTGGCCAACCGACAGACCAAGGGGGACTGGACATGACCGAGAAGGCCCAGCACACCGACAGCAAGGACAAGGGAAGCTTCGGCAAGGGCAAGAAGGAAGCACCCCGCCATGCTGCTCCGAAGAGTGTGAAGGACACGGCCAAGACCCGTGAGGCCAAGCGCTCCAAGGGTGGGAGAGAAAGCACCCGCTGATGGCCAGAGGTATCAACACCGCCATGAGTCCTGCACGTCGGCCCAGTTCCATCGGCATCGTCCATCCCAGCACTGACGGTGGTATCAGCAGCCGTGACGCAGGGCCGGTCATCCAGGGCAACTGGGAGCGCATGCGCGACGCCGGGATGAGCGCCCAGGACGCCACCGCCCGCATGCATGGCAACCTGTCGATCCAGATGCCTCAGCGCATGACGGACCCGGTGGTGGCGTTCACGCAGGACAACCAGCCCCGCTACACCAACAGCTACGGGCCGGTGGGCCAGATCATGAACCGCCACCAGAGCACCGTGGCATAGAGAGGTATCGATGGCTGACCGTAGAGAGAACGACCCCAACCGTCAGGTTCACCGTGAACGCTTTCGGGGGCCGGAGTTCGACGCCCTCTCCCGTTCGATGGCCAGCTACCCGGAGTACGGGCCACCCGACCCGAAGTGGAACAAGGTCAAGCCCAACTTCGAAGGCATCGCCATGAACGAAGACCCCGATGCCTACGACCGTGAACGTGACCGAAGGAGAGGTGGCTGATGTTTCCCCTACTTGCTGGTGGCCTCTACATCGGCGGGGGCGTCATCCTGCTGATCCTGATCATCCTGCTCGTCATCTTGCTACTGCGAGGGAGGATCTGATGCCCGCATCCGAACACACCAAGAAGGCCAACACCGCCAAGAAGTCCCGTCAGTGGGAGCACGTGCGTGAGTCGGCCGAGAAGTCCGGTGACTCCGAGGGCAAGGCCATCAAGAAGGCCAGCGGCGTCCTGAAGAAGGAAGCGAAGAAGAAGTGAAGCGCGCTGAGCAGGTCGCTGCCATCAAGAAGGAACGGTCAACACCGGCCCACCAGTACAAGATGTCGTCGTCCGGTCGGCGGCTGGCGGCGAACCAGGCTGACAACCCTGACCGCAAGGTGCATCGCGAGGTGTTCGACAACTCCGTCGTGGACGTGGGCGGCGTCGCTACCCGGCGCCAGTACGTCAGTCGCTACAACGAGGGCGGCGACTACCTCAGCCAGGGCTACACGCACCACGGACCCGCCAGCGAGAACGAGCGCCGCAGCGGAACCTGGAAGGGCTGATACGGAGGTATCACAATGGCTAGTGGACACCGAGACGATGGCAGGTTGGCCCCGGACAAGGCCAACCACCCCAAGCGGAAGGTGGGCAAGAGCACGCAGCTATCTGGCCTTATCTCCCAAGACATGTTGTTCGATGAGCCTGGTACTGGCGTCACCACGGAAAGTTCCGGCAAGTGGTCAACAGGACGGGTGGTTGGTTCGTACCGCCCTGGTGGTGGAGGTGACTTCGGCAAGGGACCGGCGCTGGAGAAGAACGAGAGCGGCCGGGGCTATCACGTCAAGGGCGCTCCGGGGTTCCGTGGCTAGTGAGTATCGGGGGGAGAGTCGCCCCCGCCGCCAGGCGTCGCGTCATCACGTCACGCTGGCCGCTGCGAAACATGACACACGCCCGGTCAACGATCCGTTCCCGCCCATGTCCAGCAAGCAGTTCCCGGCGTTCTACCAGCGCAATCCGCAGAAGAACCAGTACCGCAGCTACATGCGTATGAAGTCGCCCTACTCAAAGCCGACGTTCTGATGGAGCGCATGTCCGACGAGGAGTACCGGGCCAGCAACCTCCGCAAGGAGCAGTTCAAGGAGATGGCCAAGAATCCGCCCGAGAGCATGACGGTCTACCGCATGCAGAAGGGTGACCCTGGCGGTTCGCTCGGTATCCACTGGTCAACCGACGAGAACGTCTCGCACTACACCGGCCTTGGTGGATCTGGCGACGACCGCTTCGTCCACCGGGCCACCGTGTCTCGCGATCAGGTCATCACCGAGGGCGAGTGGAAGGGCGGCAACATCCGCTCGCATTACACGGACTCAGAGGGCAAGTTCAAGACAGGCAAGTCACAGTGGGGGCTGGACATGGAGGCCGAGGTGCGTCTGCGGCCTGGAGCCACGGTGCGTGACCATGCCGTCGCCCCGGCTGGCGTACATGAGTATGAACCCACCGGCCGGGAGCCGACCATCGAATCACGTGGCAACAACAACTACGTCGATCTGGTCCACCATGCTGTCCACGGCACCCCGGAGTTTCGACGGCTGGATGACGAGCAGGCCATCCTGCCCCACGTTCAGCAGACGATGTTCGACAACGTCCACGCCATTGAGAACCAGCAGACCGGCAGGCACATCGGCTACACCCCCAAGTGGGACTTGCTGAGGTCGAGCATGAGCCTGGGCGAGGCCATCGACTTCGGTGAGAAGGATGTGAACCGGATCGGTGCGGCGGCGGGCCTGGAGAAGTGGGGGGCCATCACCGAGAGTGCCCACGAACCGCTGCTGTCCGAACTGCACCCACGTGATCGCACCGAAGAGTTCCACGCTGGCCACCAGGAGTCCAGGCACGATCCGAACCAGGGAACCCTGTTCTGATGGCTGCCACCGATCACCTCCAGGGCAAGCTGTTCATGACAGCACGGGAGCTACTGCAGGACTACAGATCGGCCGATGTTGATCCCAGCCACCCGGCCGGGTGGAAGTCACACGACCAGATGTGGACTTCCAAGCGCAAGGACAACGCCGCTGACGGTCTGGCTGCCGACGTGGCCAAGCGTGGTGTCGAGTACCCGGTGACGCTCGGGATCCACGAAGGCGGCGAGCAGAAGATCGTCTCCGGGCACCATCGCATCATGGCGGCATACACCGCCAATCCCCGCAGCTATGTCCCGGTGCAGTACCGGGACTACACCAAGCGCAGCACCCCGGAACCTCAGCAGCCCGTGACCACCAACAGATTTCCGTCGTTCCCCTGATGGCAGCAACCGACCACCTTCACCCGCAACTGTTCAACCCTGCTGACTACGGGCACCGGCACCAGGGCGGCAAGGTGACGACCAGCCGCCAAGAGCGCGACGAGAACGACGCCTACATGACTCAGCAGCAGCAACAGCAACCCCACTGGGATAGCCAGTACGGTAGGCGTGTATGACCGTCGCCTTCAACGCACCCAGCTATCGGGCGGCGGCATCTGACCTCACCGTTGCGATATCACCGCTGGGGCTTGTGGAGCTTGCCGACGAGGAGTTCGAAGTCCACGGCCCACGTATGAACCGCTACGCGTCGAACTGGGCGTGGTACCTCGGGCACCACTGGGCGTACAAGCGCGAGATCGGGGAGCCACAACTCACCTTCAACTGGGTCAAGGCCTTCTCCGACTACCTGGTCAACTTCTCCTTCACCAAGGGCGTCAACTTCTACAGCCCGGAAGCGACCGCTGCGATCACGCCCTACACGCTCAAGGAAGTGTGGGAAGTTCATAACAACAAGCAACAGGTGTTGATGGAGCTAGCGCAGCTTGGCTCGGTGAGCGGCGACTGCTTCGTGAAGGTGGCATACGAGCCACCATACGTTGACCCGGCCGGTGTCCCGCAAGAGGGCCGCATCAGGATCCTTCCTATCAACCCGGCCTTCTGCTTCCCGGAGTGGCATCCGCACGACCGCTCCCGCATGATCCGGTTCAAGACCAAGTACAAGTTCTTCGGGACCGCCAGCGACGGAACACGCCAGGTCATGACCTACGTCGAGTTGATGACGGAGGACATGATCGAAGAGTACATCAACGACGAGATGATCGACTCTCGGCCCAACCCGATTGGTGAGATAGCAGTCGCCTTCTGCCCCAATATCACAGTGGCCTCCAGCCCATGGGGTCTGGCAGACATCATCGACATCATCCCGCTGAACCGTGAGTACAACGAGAAGGCCACGGAGATCTCGGACATCATCAACTACCACGCCAGCCCGGTCACTGTCATAACAGGAGCCAAGGCGTCGAACCTGGAGAAGGGTCCGCGCAAGGTGTGGGCCGTCACCAACAAGGACGCCAAGATCCAGCAGTTGGAGCTACAGACCAACTTCACTGGGCCACTGGGCTACATGGAGTTGCTGAAGCAGGCGATGCATGAGCTAACCGGGGTACCAGCGACTGCTCTCGGCACGATGCAGCCGATCTCCAACACGTCGGGCGTGGCGTTGTCGATCCAGTACCAGCCGCTGATGCTGAAGCACGACCGCAAGAAGGTCAACTACACCCGGCTGTTCGAACGGGTCAACGAGTTGATCATCCGCCACGCCTTCGTCTTCGCCCCCGAGTTGACGATGTACGACCCGGTGCGGTCCTCCACGTACCTCAAGGCCGACCAGATGCAGCAACTGGACCCGACGTTGGCGGTCAGCTACCGCACGTACGTGGACTGGCCCAGCCCGATGCCCATCGACCGGCTGCTCAAGATCAACGAGATCCAGGCGCTGATGGCGATGCAGCTTGAATCCAGGCGTGGCGCCCTGCGTGACCTGGGCACACAGTTCCCCGACCAGAAGATCAGGGAGATCTTCGAAGAGGTCATGGAGGATGCCAAGGAGGCGGGCGCCCTCACCCTCGTCCAGAACCAGATCGCCGCCTTCAACATGGCTGCTACCGGCATGATGCCCGATGGCACACCGATGATGGGGGCCGATGCCGAGGGCAACCCACAGATCGCCCAGCCACCGATCAACCCCGAGATCGCCCAGGAGCTTCAGTTCCTGGCGTACGGCGGCATGCCGCCACAGCTAGCCGACTTTGAGTCGGATGACCAGACGTGATGACGCTGATACGTCCCTTAGCGATGAGATACTCGTATATCAGCGGCATCCGTGCTAGAAATACCAACTGAAACACAGGGACAACCCGAGGGAACACATGTCGAACACGCAGGGGAACATCTCAGAGACGGGTCAGGGACTACTCGTCGGCGTCGATCCGGCTCAGCCGCGCTACGCCGTCGATTACCAGCAGACCCGGCCTGATCAGGCCGTGAGCCAGCCCACACCCTCCCGCCAACAGCCGCCTCCCGAAGAGCGGCCCGCCTACCGGTGGACCGACGAAGACGTGGAGAACGCCCGCAAGCAGGAGAAGGACAAGCTCTATCCCCGGTTGGAGGAAATGTCGGAGCAACTCAAGCAGTTGCGCCAAGAGCGTGAGGCCGAGAAGGCCGAACGTGAACGGCTTGCCCAGGAGGCAGCCAACGCGCAGAAGGCCCAGGAGGAAACCGAACTTGGCGTTCGGGAGCTTCTGGAGAAGCGGGAGCAGGAGTGGAACAGCCAACTGGCCACTCTGGAGGGGCGGTACAACGCCGACCGTGAGGTGTTCGCGAAGGAGCGCCAGCTACAAGAGGCCGAGTTGTACCGTCGTGACCGGATCGCTCAGGAAGCGAACGACATCCTTCCTGAACTTCGTGACTTCATCCAAGGGGCCACCCCCGAGGAGATCGACCACTCAATCGAGGTGATGAAGGAGCGCACAGCTTCTGTCCTCGCCAACTTCGCAGCCGTGGAACCACCGCAGGTTCCGTTCGCACCGAGAGGGGCCGCACCCACGGCCCCACCTGTTGGTCCAATGGAGCAATTGCCGTCGTATGAATCGTTGACGCCCGAAGACATTCGTGGCATGGACATGGAAACGTACAAGAAGTACAGGAATCAACTCCTTCAGGCGACCAGCCAGTCACGCCGACTGGGCTGATCACACGGGTAACACATCACCCCACATAGGGGGCGCCCGTCGTCCCCACGCTCCAGAAGGAGATCACCATGCCAGCAGGTGGCAGCCTCGGTGGCGAACTTCCTGTCGTATCCGGTATCGCCGGTACAACGAGGCTCGCGACCGGAGGCCCATACTCCAACTACGACATGCCGGTTGACTATCGTGGAACGGCAACCCTCGACAACACGGCGGTCGGCTACTCGGGATCAGTGGCGACCGGATCGACAATGCTGGGTCCAGCGATCCAGACGATCTGGTCGAAGGAGATCCTGTTCCAGTCGATGCCGGTACTCCGGTTCGAACAATTCGCAGTAAAGAAGACGGAACTCGGCACGATGCCGGGATTGACCGTGAACTTCATGCGATACAACAATCTCCCGATGCCCTCGGGTCCGCTGATCGAAGGCGTGCGGATGAAGACCCACGCGATCACGGCGAACCAGTACGCGATCACGGTGCAGGAGCAAGGCTTCGCCGTCGCCGTATCCGAACTCCTGCTGAATGCCAGCTTCGATGACATCATGGCGTCGTCGTCCCGGCTGCTCGGCCGGAACATGGCGCTCTACATGGACTCCCAGGCTCGCCAGACGCTCTCCCGCTCCACGTCGGTGGTCTTCGGCTACGCCAAGCCGACCGCCATCAACGTCGGCTACGGCGTGTACGAGGGCGGCACCCCCGCCACCGGCCTCGCCCAGGTCACGACCTCTGCGGGCACCCCGGCGCTGGACGACAACTTCTGGCTCACGCCGTACTCGGTGAAGGACGCCGTCGAGGTGCTGGCCACCAAGAACGTCCCCCGCCTCGGTGAAACATACGTGTGTTTCATCCATCCACACCAGAGTCGTCGCCTGCGCGATACTCCGGAATGGATCGAGGTAACCAAGTATGCCGCACCGGGCAACTTCATGCTCGGAGAGGTCGGCCGACTGGACGACGTGGTCTTCATCGAGACGACGCAGGTGTCCAGCCCGCTCGCTGGCACGGTGGATGCCACCGACCTGTGGCCACAACTCCCTGGTGGGAACCTCACCTCGGTCAACCCGTTCAACCCGGACTGGCGTGGCAACGCCCTCGGCGTGACCGGTGGCGACATTCAAGGTGCTGCCGACCCGTCGCCCTACCCCGATATCGCTGACCCGGCTGCGCTGGACGACTTGCCCACAGGTGAGACGGCGCTGCCTGGCTGGGGCGAGCCGTGGGGTCCGTCGAACGGCATCTACGAGGCGATCATGCTGGGCGACAACGCCTTCGGCCACGCCATCTCGCTGCCGGTCGAACTCCGTGACGGCGGCGTGCTCGACTTCGGTCGTGAGCACGCTCTGGCCTGGTACAGCATCTGGGGCTGGGGAGTCATCACCGACTCGTCGGTCGTCAAGATCATCACCAACTAGGCCCAACGCAGCGTGAGTGGGAGAGGGGGTCAAACCCCTCTCCCACGCTGTCGATACGGAGGTATCACATGAGCATCGTTGCCGTCCACGGACCCAACACCTGGGGATCGCGAGGCGTTCAGGAGTCCGGGCCAGTCATGGCCACGGTCAACTCGACCAATGGGCTGAAGTGGGACTACAAGCTCGACCAGAGCACCACCCGACCCGACCAGGACTTCTCCTGGGCCTTCCCGCCTGACGGCACTCCCACGCCACAGGTGAAGGCTGATCCGACCGAGGTCACCTACGCCGCTGTCGGCACCACCTTCGGTGATCCCACCCGGCCGACCCAGCCCACCAAGACGGCCACGCTGACTGTCACCAATGTGCCACGCACCGTGTCGAACAAGGCGCTGGCATCCAACGTCGCCACCCTCACTACGTCAGCCACGCACGGCTTCAAGGTCGGCCAGTCGGTGGTCATCACCGGCATGGTCGCTCCCTTCAACGGGACGTTCACCATCGCCAGCACGCCCTCGGGCACCACGTTCACCTTCCCCTGCACAGGAGCCGATGTCACGTCGGCGGCGTCGGGAGGCACGGTCACGTCGGATTCGGCGCAGTACCCGGCCGCTGGCGTTTACACCGTCACCGTTCCGGTGGCGACGGGCACCGGCCCCTCGGCTGGCCTGTTGTCAGCAGGAAGAGAAGGTGGAAATGAGTCATCCGACGACATCGCTGTCGGCTACGACCCGGCTGCCCACAGCGTGGCCGAGGTGCAGGAGTTCGTCGCTGAACACCCCGACGAGGCCGGAGCCATCTACGACGCCGAGTTGGCGGGCAAGGCCCGTTCATCCCTGCTGTCGTGGCTGGACTCCCAGGTGCCCTACGACCCGGCCGACTACTCGGTGGCCGATGTCGTGGAGTACGCCGAGGCCAACCCCGACCAAGTCGAAGACCTGATCGCCGCCGAGGAAGCGGGCAAGAACCGGTCCACGCTGATCGCACAGCTAGAGGATCTCGCTTCGGCCTGATCACGTAATCTCATACCGGGATATCAAGGAGAACACCATCGTGGCAACGACGAGACAGCAGCAAGAGGCCGAAGTCGAGATCGATCCGGACATGGACCCCGCCCTGAGCGAGGTCACCCGTCCGTCAGACCTCGGGTTTCAGACCAACCAGCCCCGGCATCGTGAGATCGAAGTCGAACCGCTGGAGGACAGGCCGACCTCTGCTGTGGACAGCAAGGGATACGTGGAGATCCGGATGGCCGAAACCATCGAAGAGTTCACGTACGGGAACCCGCACTACACGTACCGCCTGGAGGCGGGCAAGCGGTACCGCATCCCTGTCGAGATCGCTCGTTATCTCAACAACCTGGGGTACATCCACCATCGCGGATAGGAGCAGCCGACAATGACTCGGCCAT